AAAAAGTATGCATTACTACTAGAACTTCCACCTGATGGATAAGGATGATTACCTGTTTTAGAACCTACTTTAACAGTAATTATTTTTGGCGCTGATGAAGAACCATATTCTTCTGGATTTGGTAAACCTATCTTTGCACCTGGAACAGTACAAAATACCTCTGTTGCACCTGCAAAGTTTACAAGAGCATCACTATTAGAACTGGAGATAACGTAAGTTCTAGCAAGCGTGCTTGCTCCTGAGTTTAAAGTTCCAAAACCAACCTCAAAGTTTGCCGTTCCTGTTTCAAAGATACAGTAATAAGTAGTGTTGTTTCCACCGATACCAGCAGCAAAAGTTTCAAAACCTGAAACTGCTCCACTTAGTGTAAACGTACCCGTTCCGGTAGTAGTACTATTTTCTTTTACCCTATCGTTTAATTTAAACGCCATTTAAAACCTTACGATGTTAAACTAATAATAGCATTTGATGGTGTACTTGGATCAGGGAATACAATAGTGAAGTCACCATTGGTCGCTGTCTTTGTTCCACCAAAATCTAAAACTACAACTAACTTATCACCGTTAGTGTCATTATATATAACTCCATAAGCTGCTCCAAAGGTTGCACTTGAAAAAGTTAAATTAGCAAAATCAACTGTTGCTGTTCCTGTTCCAGTAGCAACTGCCTGACTTGTTAATATTGCTCCTCCAGTGCTATAACCACTACCCCCACCAGTACTAACTTCGTTAGAAACCGATGATGAATAGGCAGTATCAGTATTTGCATAAGGTAATCCAGATCCAGCTGTATATAAAGCTAGTTTAAACTGGTTACCTCCACTTGCAAAATTATGTGTGCCTGAAAGCAATTCGCTTTTAAAGCTATGTGGTATCATATTTGCCATTTTTTATCTCCTTATTACGGTGATGGTGATTTAATAACATTACGAATAACACCATCCTGATATTCGTCTCTTCTTCTTCGACCCTCTTGTTCGATCGAATATGAAGCCAGTGATCTCTTATAAGACATTTCATAGTATTGTAACAGATCTGTAGGACCTTTCAAGTATCCATATGCTTCTGTTAAACATGCGTATAAAAGTAAATCTTGATATTTATTAGATAGATATGTCCCATTAGTAGCTGCAGGAGCTGCTGTAGGAGTGGTAGTATTTGTTATACTTATAGGTTGTTTCATGTATGCTAAAGTTATTTCATAAGTAGCGTCTGGTGTAGGGGCCACAACCCAAAAATCAGCATCCCAGTTTGCATAATATTTAGGAATACCAGATGCGGTTCCAGGCGTATCATAAAAAGTAGCCATATAACTTGTTTCTTTTTTCTCTAAAAAATCTTGAGTATTAGGTGTTACGTTTGTATTTTTTAATTGAACATATCTAATATTTCTAAGATCAGCTGGTATAGTTACATATCTATTACCACTAATAAGAGTAGACGTAGCATAAACTCTATTATCATCTGTATCTACTTCTCTATATATTCTATTTTCTGCATTTTTTATTATAGTATCTAATATTGTATTTGATAAAACAGAGTCATCTACCTCTGTGTAGTTTCTAATATCTGTTCTTAAATTGTCTAAAACGTATGCCATATTATGGTGTTAACGTTACAGGCCCTGCTGTAGTCGTCATACCTCCTGATTCTTCAGTTATAGTGGGAGTTGATCCCAATGTAAATGTATACTTATCTGTTGTTGTAACTGTAATTGTAAAACCGGATGCTCCTTGATAAACAGAAGGAGCTAAACCTCCTAAAGATCCTTCTACATTTCTAAAAACAATTGTATCTCCAGTAGATCTACCATGGTTTATTTCAGTGACAGTTACAGTTGTAGACCCACTAGTTATTGAAAATGGATTAGGTCCTAATAATCTTGCAACAGCAGGCTCATTTCTATCTGGTCTTGCATTACGCAAGCCTTGTGGTTCTGCTACAAATCTCTTAGGTTCTAACTGCGGATGTTTTTTTTCATACTCTGATGTGTGAACTCTAGCACCATTCCACTCTATAACCATTTCAGTATATGGAAATTCCATACCAGATCTATCAGAAATAAATTTTGAGTGCTTACCAATAGCCATTAATTAACCTCCGTATAATATGATTTAGGTGTAATATATGTACTAGAAGAAGAACCGTCTTCTGCTAAAGCTCTTTGTAACTCATCTTCATAATATAATTTAAATTCTTGTGTTCTTTGTGGATTATATTTTTGAGATAAATAAAACGTTAGTCCTGATATCATACATGGAACAAATCTATAAGGAACGTCTGTTGCGTTAGTATAAGATCCAACGTCTTGTATTCTTTTTACAAAAAAGAAATTTAAAAATTTTCCATTTTCAGTAGATCCAGGTGTTAAATATAAATTAATCGTAATTTTATCTATAAATCTTTGCACAAAATATTGTGATGGTTGACCTGTAGAAGTTTTATTTGATAAAGCTTGATATGCAGATCTCGCTATTTTTGTTAAAGGCACGTCTATGCTGCTATCGTTTCTAAAACTAGCTTCTAAGATATCGTCAGCACCATTAACAAAATTAGTTACTGCATCACCACTAGTATGTGATGCTGCTGTTGTATCATCTGCTCCACGTCCAGAAGCAGGACAAATAATATTATTTCCAGAAATAGATGTGTACTCTATTATTTCATCGTTAACTTTAATTTTACCCGATGAAGGCATGTTTGTTACAGATGTAAGAGGTATAGTTGTAACGCTACTATTTATACCTGCTGATAAAGTAGTTGTAACTCCATTAGAAGCCCCTTCTGCAGAAGATCTAAATATCGTATACTCTGTTTGATCAGTTGCTAAAGTTATAGATGTGTTTTGAACTTCCCAATAGTGAAGACCACGATTAGCCCACTCTTGAAACATAACATTTAACGTTCTTCTAGAGGTTTTTAATTGATACCCAGATACATTCTGAATACCCATTCTTTCAAAAGACTCTTCTATTATCTCATCAATAGAAAAATTTTTTTCAAAAACTTGAGTTCCAGAGGTAGTGTTAGCCATTTAGCCTCCTACTTATCTATGATAACAGTTACAGTAGCATTTGATAAAGCAGAAACAGTCATTCCACCCTCAAATAAAATTCCATCCTCTGCAAGATTGTATGCAAATACATCTCCTGCTGGAACATCAACTTGAAATTGTGTTACCGAACTTCCGTCTTAGTCTTGTTCTACCTGCAAATACAGAACCTGTGCTTGCTTTTCTAACTGCTTTTACGTCTGATTTCATTATCCCGTATATCCTATTGTTACAGAGTCTGTTGTAGTTAAATCTAAATAGACTCCTGTTCTAAATCTTATACCAGAACCAGGAACAAATACATCTAAACCTTCAGAACTAAACTTAGCTTGAAACTCTAAAGAACCTGTAGCGTCTGTTCCATCATGTAGTTTTACCAAACAGTCTGATCCACCATGAGCCATAATATAAGTTACTCTGCATGGTCCTAAATTTGTACTACCACCTGTTATAGTTTTAAACCTTCCATCAGCGGTTAGTGTTGTAAACTTTTGGTCACTCGAAAATGATCCTCCACCTGCCATAATATTCTCCTTAAATTTATGTGGGGCCAAAGCCCCACATTAAATTAATTATTAACCCTCTAAACCAGCGTCAACAACCGTGTATGTAAATACACCAGTTACTGTTCCGCCAGTAGCTGCAGATGAACCAACAATACCTGTAACAGTAGATGCTGCAGAAATTCCTCCTGCAACGACTAATGCACCATCAGCACCTTTTAATGTGCCTTTAGTATCACTGTCAACTTCGTTGAAGAAACCATCTGGATCAGCAGAAGTTCCAATATCAACTGTTGGGTTAGTACCACCTGTAGATCCTCCAATAGTCATGAAAGAAATAGGAATAGCACCTGTTGGTAAAACAAATGTTTCACCTGCAGTTGCCGATGTTCCGATTCTAACAGCTGTTGCACCTGATGCAGTTGGATCAAATGAAATAACTTCTGATAAAGTTACAACACTTGGTGTTGCATTTCCTTTTCCAGCACCGCCGTTTGATCTAACGATACCTTGGAATGTAGTTGTAGCCATGTTGTTATCCTCCTAATTACGTTTACACAGTCTTTAGGCCGTCGCTGTACGCGTCTATGTAAACTTATTTTGTACAGATTTATTTTATATATTAGATTTGAATAGAGCGCAAGAGGGCCTGTAATGTGGATTGGATTTTTCCAACGATGTAGCTTTTTATTAAGTAGCTACTGAAACTTGTGGTGCAGAACCTTCTATTTTATTTTGCATATGCTCTTTTTGAGCCTCTGCAAGTTTTATATGGCTAATTACTTCTCTGACTTTTCTGTCAATCTTAACCATATTGAGAGTATATCTA